CGTGATTCTGCGTTAACGAGATGAACATCAGCGATTTATCTGCGAGCACTGTGAACGTTGTGGTTGCGTTTAAGTGTGCCAAGCTGTTAGTGCAGGGAGCTTGGTATCTGTATAAGAAAACAGACTGTTATAAGGCCCGCCAGTTGCAGAGTGAGGCCGAGGCTGAGGTTCAGGAGGTATTTGACGCCCTGAAAGATAAGGCTACCGAAACTATTGATGGGGTAGCGGAGGTCACCACAACAGGGACTGTGGACACTATGGACAAGACTAATGCTGTACGCAGGAAGGTTAAGCGTAAACATCGTGGTAGCTTCCGTGCGTATCTTGTCCGTATTGGCAAGGCTCATTTTGGCAACTTAACTAACACCCAGGCAAATCGCTTGTGTGTACGTAAGTTTCTTTATGATGCCTGTGTGGACCATGGGGTATTAGCGCGTCACATTATTCAACATGTGGACATTGCAACAGAGTTAGTATTTGTACCTACTGATGATGAGTTGCGAAACCGTGCAGTACACCGCACTAATACTGTCAAACGCCAATTGAGATTGCTCTCCTGGTTCAGCCGGGAGAACAATGTCAATTGATGGGGCCCACAGATGCGGGAGGGGGTGGACACAACTCCAGGTGTCTACCCAGGTATCTCTCCCGTTAAATCTGGGGTGCCCAAACCTCGCAAGTATTTAACAATGGGTCAATACATTTGCGAGGGTAATATGGTGACCCATAACAACTCTATTGCCAATCTTACCAGAGGAGTTGGCGAGAGAGTTTTGTATACTGACCGCAACTGCACTCCTTGTGTGCCACCTGTGCCCGGGATATTTGGTCAGCGGTGTGCGTCTTTCCTCTCGGCTGTGGCTTCGACGGTTGGCCGTCAATCTCGTGTGACTTACGAAGATTTCGTGAATTACTACACCGGACGACGACGTGCCATATACCAACGAGCTGTAGACGGGCTAGCTGTAAAGCCGGTCCGACCCCGGGACGCTACACTGAGTACGTTCGTCAAAGCAGAGAAAGTAAATTGGTCTGCAAAGCCTGACCCTGCTCCACGTGTTATTCAACCACGTAACCCGCGTTATAACGTAGAACTTGGCAGGTATTTGCTCCCGATTGAAAAGAAAGTGTATAAGGCTATTGATGAGGTGTTTGGATCGCCCACCGTGATGAGCTCTTACAACGCTCAACAACTTGCCGATATATTGCATTCTAAATGGAGCCAATTTGACAAACCAGTTTGTGTTGGAATGGATGCCAGCAGGTTTGATCAACATGTTTCCACTCAAGCTTTGCGGTTTGAGCATGATCTTTATTACAATATATTCGGTAAAGCCCCCTTCTTGCAACAATTGCTGTCTTGGCAATTAGACAATCGCGGACGCGCATACGCTAGCGATGGAAGGTTTTATTACCGCAAGCGTGGCTCGCGAATGTCTGGTGATATGAACACATCTTTAGGAAACAAATTTTGATGTGTGCTATGGCGCATGCCTACATATCGCAGTTGGGGGTCAAAGTTGACTTTGCCAATAACGGTGATGATTGTCTATTGTTTCTCGAAGCTAAACATTTACATTTGTTAAGCGGCCTACAAGCGTATTTTCGTGACTTTGGGTTTAAGATAGTCACTGAAACCCCCGTGTATGAGTTTGAACATGTTGAATTTTGCCAAACCAAACCGTTGTACTGTAATGGTGCTTGGCGAATGATTCGTAATGTTAAAACATGTCTACTCAAAGACGTGACCAACGTTTTGGTTGGCCACGACATCAATCAATACCGGGGATGGTTACGCGATGTCGGAAATTGTGGGCTCGCATTTGCGGGTGACGCTCCTGTATTCACATCATTCTATCGCATGTTAATTCGATTTGGCACGAATAGCAATTATAACGGTAAAGACGCCTCTTGGTCAGCATACGGACGTCTTAGCCGCAACATGTGTATAGATGCAACACGACCAGATGATGAGGGGCGATATAGCTTCTGGAAACAAACAGGCATTAATCCGGATGCGCAGGTTGAGTTGGAGAATTATTTCAACCAAGCGGTCTGGGGCGGCGATAAACGCCAATTTATCAATAACCTTACACACATATTAAAATGACGAACAATAAGTCAACAACCCAGAGACCTAGATTGCGCAAACGGCAAGACTATGCTGGGACTCCCCCTATACGCAGACGTTACGGACCTGATCCTTTGAGCCAAGTGATGAGCCTTCCGAAACATCCATATTCAACGGATGTAGGCGGACAGCGATTCGCAACAGTTCGTAACACTGGTATGAAAATTAGAACTCACCAAGATTCTTCGACATTGGAGATGGAACGTACCGAAGCATTCGGAACGGTAACGGCGTTGGGAGCACCTGCTGGGGCATTCAATTGTTTAGGCAGGTTTTTCTACCCAATGTCACCATTTTTGTCCTGGTTGCGTAATTTTGCGAATTCATATAGTTCTTATGAAATACTAAGACTTGAATTCACTTACGTACCAAGCGTACCCACCACCACTCGAGGAGCTGTTGCTATGGCATTCTTCACTGATTTACGAGATTTGTTGCCTACTAATATGGCACAGATGTTAGCTAGCGAACAATCTCTTTATTGTCCCGCTTATGCGGGAAGCGATGGTGGGACGTTCTTGCAACGATTTGGTGCACCTACTAATAACGTTGTTTCATTTGAATTACCTGATCATGCGATCAAGTATGCAGATGGAACACCGAAGATGTTTAAAATCACCAATGAAGCGGGGTTCAACGCTATGCAAGGGACATCGAATGTTGGCGATGCTACAGTTGGTTTGTATTGTCCAGGTGAGCTCATAATAGCAACTGAAGGGGCTGAGACGTCCGGCCAGGTCTTTGGCCAGGTATTTGTTAGGTACCATATCCGACTCAAGGGACCGATACAAGTATCCAATCAGAACTAGGCTGGGTGTTGGCAAGGGGTAAAATCGAACCACCAAGACGATCGTGAATGGCATTGAGGTTAGGGGACAACTTGACACTGTTGGCGCAGTCTCTCTCGGTTTGCATACGAGTAACCGAAGGTCAAGGAACCCTCAATGAGAA